GGTGCTGTCAAAACTTTTGCCGCGGTGTCTAAATATAATTGATGTCCTAGCGAGTTATATGTTTGTACTCCTGCAGAATTGATTGCACTATCATTCCATTCTGGTGCCATTGAAGTTGAAAACGTTGATATGTAATTCCATTCAGCCGCAACTAACAAGTAGTAATATTCTCGCATTAACAATGCTCTGAAATCTGCATCGTTGGCAAAGTCACCGGAATATCCTGACGTGTCAAATATTGGATTGCCATCTGATCCATTTGTGGTTCTTGCCTGTTGCATAGCATTGTAAATATCACTTGTTTGATTCATTTGATTCATCTTAGTTGAAAATGTTTGTTGTAGGCCAAACACTGTGATTGTGTGTAACAAGTGTTCAACAACTTCCATCACTGCCCCATTGCCTGCTGATACTTCCCAAATAAAATCAACATTTGGATTGTTGTCTTTTGTATAATCAATGCCTGGATAGTTGTCATTGGCATCATCTGCCACTATGCTTGGTGTGTAGGAACCTGGTCCTGAATAACCAAGTAACTGTGATATGCTTGACTGTGCCATTTGATTCATAGTGTCGTTTTGATTTGTGGTGTTGATTGATGCTCCTGACCCAAACATCAGTTGCACTGTCTTTGCAACTTTTTTAATCCATGCATCTGATACTGCTGTTGCACCACCTATTCCTGGAAGTGCTAAAAGTTTTAATCCATTTACTAAACAAAATTTTGTCCATGGTGGATAACCAGACGTTGATGTAATTGGGCCTCCTGTTTTTGTTGTCATGTTTTACCTCTTTAGTTTATATATTGAATCTTCATTTAATATTCTAAACATGATGCCTTTGCGTTTGCACCATTCACCTGCCGCTTTCCATTTGGCTCTGTTGAGTGCAATGGTGGCTCTATCTTTTGCAGTTTTAGCCGCTTCTTGTAATGTTTGTGCTCTTGGTTTTACTTCAATCATTTCAGCACGTGGCTTTCCTGTTTTGGTTAGATACTGTATTAAAAAGTCTGGTACATACACTGTGTACTTGCCGGTGAAAGGATTACGATAAGGTATTTTAACTGGTTCACTTGACCAAGCCACTATGTTTGGATTAGTATCACAAAACTGCATAAATGCCGCTTCCCAACTTGATCTATAAATTGGAGTACGTTGCCCCACATACTTGCGGGGGTTTTTCATTTCAAATTGTCCTTGTTTAAAATAAGCCATCAATAGTATTTAACCACTATTAGTAGGCAATCATTCTTTTGACGTGATTTGGTGTTTGTGAAACTGTTACTGCTGTGCCAATTTGACTTGTAATAGGTCTATAATGATTGATAAGTGTTAGTCCTAGATTTGAAAATGCAACTGGATCATTTGTAGATTCAAATAATTTATCAAAAGATATGTTTAAGGTTTTAACTGCATCAATGCATAAAAGTGCATAGGCTTTGGCAATTGACTCACTCATTCCTGTTGCTGTAAAAATTCCAAGTATGTAATCATACTTTGCCGGAGAAAGTTGTTGTTGAACTCCTCCATATTGATTAAGTATAAGTGTGGTTACCTCTTGGGCATTTAATTTTGGTTGAGCATTTTGTATTGCATTAAACACATTACCAAACAATGCTACTACTTGACTTTCACCACCAACTCTTGCTACTTGTTTTGTACTTTGATTTGCCATTGTTAAAACCCTAAGGTACCTCCTCTTACAGGATTACCATTTGCATCTTTTATTATTTTACCATTTGCATCTTTTACAAAACCCTGTACCGAATTGTTAACTGAAGGTGTGCCTGTTGAATATTTTCCTGCTCCTGCAGATGGTGTGTTAAATGCACTACCAAAATCACCAGAACTAAAACTTGAGACTGCAGATTTAGTTGCATTATATACATTGCGAGAAATACTATCTATTGCATCACTAACTGGTGTTGTACTAATGTTTTGCAGTATAGAACCACCATAGGCCGCACCAGCTGTGTTTATGTTGTGTAGAAAAGAATTACTATTCATTAGATTATTTCCAAGTGTGTTAGTAGTTGCTGTTATATCATCAGAAAGATTAGTTGACAGTTTTAACCAATCTGGATTATCATTTGCTGTTGTTCCTGTGTTACCTTCTAGTGATGTATCTACTGTCGTTGGTGTTTCAGGTAACTCTCGACTGTTAGTAAGTAATTCATCAAAATCAATTGTAACATCTTTTGCATTGCCCATATCATAATTAAGTGTTTCATATATTATTGTTTCATAAGCAAACTGTAGACCAATTTCAATTGGTGCACTTGATTCGTATGACATTACGTCATGATCCATTGATATTACTCTTGGATGTACAAATCTAATTAAATTATATTTTCTACCGTGTATTAAAAATAAATCTAAACTTTTAAGTGGATAACTGTTGTTACTAATACTTGATTCTAAACCAAAGTTATGTTGACTTATAAAATCTGATTCGGAAGATAAAGGAGTTGTTTGATACACTCCTTTGTTAAACGTTGCGTTTCCACCATAATTTTTATTTCTATTATTACCATCTTTTAAACTTAACTCATACAAGTATTTCCAAAATTTTAAAGCCGCATTGTTCATTGTATCATGAAAACGTACATTAACTGGATCATAATCAACACGTCTATACACATTTCTTTTTCTATTATATTGATTTAGTGTGTCATATTGAAAATTAACTTTTGGACCATCAATTTGTTTAATGTTAAAAACCAATGACCGTCTTAGTGATTCCATTGCATCTGCACGTGATTGTTTTAGGTCATTATGCTGTTTTTTTAAATTTTGTCTTGCTATTGCATCTATGCCACCAGTGCTACCATTAAAATTTTGTAACGTTTGCCCGGCTGTAGAAATTTCTGTATCTATTTCTTCATTCCTAAATATTTCTTCAAATATTTGATTGCTATCATCACCGTAAAATCTAAATGTAGCAAGGTATTCAAATTTCTGCCTTGGTATAGCAGACATTAGTGCTGTAGGTGATTGATTTAGTGAAAATGTATCTTGTGCTCTTGTAGGTCCTTGTATTATTGGACTACTTTTTTCAGATGATCCTCGTTGAAATCCAGCAGTTGCTTGATCTAAACTTAATCTTTCAAATTGTTGTGAGGATAAACTACTGATTAGTTCTTCGTTAGCCGCTAATAAATTATTTTGTAATCCACCGACAGCATTTTCAATTTGTTCTTGTGTGGCAACAGAAGAAGTCCCAGTTACACTGTCTATGAACTTCTTCTGCTCCGGAGTTATTTTACTTGGGTCAACACTACTCATCTAGTAATACTCCTATATCAAAAATTAACTTGATATGCCTGTAGTACCACCTAATGATAATGGGAATTGTGGGAATATTTCTCCACCGCCCGGACCAAAGTGTGTTGCGTTGTCATATCTCATTGTCATGATAACTTGTACTGGTTCTGAAACCGCATAATCACCATCTGAGTAATCAACGTTCTGTAAGAAACAACCTTCTAAGTTCCACTGTTCTAATTCAGCATCGTTAGTACCATCTAAGATTTCAATCTTTGTAGTGAATTTGTACTGACCACCACTGATTGGACCAGTTTGTTCAAAGTGGTTTAACTGCTTCTGAACTTGCTGACCTGTTAATCTTGAAATACTGTTATTGATGTCATCACGTAGAGTAATTGTTACTGGTTCCCACGTGTGTTTACCCATCAAATATGCTACTGAGTTATAAACATGTACAGGAACTTCTTCGTGTGTTACTTTTGGTCTTGTGATGTTCATAACCTGTTGAGTTAAATCAACCGGGTTAGCACCTAGGTTACCAAAGCCTGTAAAACGTACTCTAAAACGATATTTAAGTTTAGGTTGTAAAATACCACCTCTACCTGTAGCACCGTCTATTGGAACGCCAAATTTGTTTAATGTAGCCATTGTAATCTCTCCTTACAAATTAATTTGTATTACACTAGTATTTAGCCAAATATAGGAAAATTTAAAAAAAAGTTTGATGTTAAAGGGTAAAAAAAAGGCTACTGTATCTCTACAGTAGCCTTTTTGTGTGTATTTTAACTATTAACTATAGCTCATATTCTCACCAGTGTTCTTTATTCTGATTGGAATGTATATGAATTCAGCCGCTTTTGCTGGCTGAATTGCTACATCAACCCATAACTGGTTAGCATCAATACGTGTTGCTGTGTTGTTTGTTTCATCACAAACTACTAAGAAATCGTATAATGCTCTTTTTGAAGTTAAGTCTGATAGGAATCTTTCAAAAGTATCAGTTACTTGATCTCTTGTCATTCTGTCATTTAATTCAAACAAGAATGGTTTTGCTAGGTTATCAAATTGATATCTTAAGTAACAAATTAATCTACCTACGTTAACTCTATCAAGTGCTGATGCTGTTGGATGTAAAGATTTTTGCCCAAATACTACTAAACCTCTGTTTGGCATAAATGCAATTGGGTTAACTTTAGATGCATACAGCGTATCTCTAGAACCTTCACTTAGTACAACTGGATTGTATTCACCTGTTGCTGAGTCAATATAACCAACTGATGATGCATTTGATACCAAGCCTCTTTGATAACCTGCTGGTGCAAACCACTGGAATGCCGCTTGATCGCTTGAGGCAATAGTTCTTAATGCTATGTGTGAAGCAGGAACAACTACGTTGTTACCACTTAAATCAGTTGTTAATGCTGATGGATAGTAAACTGATGAATATGTGTGACTTGATACTAGACCGTCTTCACCGTTAGTTGTTGCATTTGCTGAGTTTGACATCCAATTAGCGACTTCTGAAGGAGTTTTTAATCTAAATGGTGCATCAACAATAATAAATGCAGTTTCTTTTCTTGCAGTGTTAAGTGCAATCATTTCATCATAAGTTTCAGCATAACCAGGACATGCAATCAAGTTAAAGAATCTTGATTCTGCTCTGATTTCATCGTTGCCTGTAAATGCCGCCTGAAGTGCAGTTACTACAACTTGTCTTTGTGCTTTTCTACCCATGTATGGTGAACCATCTGGTTTGTTACCTGCCGCATTAATCCAAATTGGTCCAATGTCTGTGCTGTTAACAACATAAGATGTTTTGTATTCTTTTACACTATAACCTGATGATCTAGTGTTAAACAACAATGTACCTTCTGCATAGTTGGCTGGATCAATTGCATCTGCATCAAATGATGCGTATGCTGAACCAAAACCTTTGTCTGCATCTGTAGTACCTGCTGGGTTACCTACTGCGTCACCAAACACAATGCCAGAAGCTGATGACTGATCAGTATTATCAATTAAAACCCAACTAGATGAAGTTGTGTTGTATTTGTAAATTTTTGGATATGCTTCTAATTCATTTGAGTCGATCCAAATATCACCGTTTTCAAGTGCTGTACCATCTGACTGTGTAGTTGGCTCTGATGATACCATTTGTAGATCTCTTAAACCTGCCGCTTCACCGTTTGGACCTGTGTTTACTGATCCTGCTGTAGACAAGTCTTTTGAGTTTGCGTATGCAAACCACTTCATAGTACCACCATCATTTTCAGCAATATATAAGTCTGCTGTTAAGTTAGTGTCATACCATAATGTGCCATCTACTGGACTTGAAGTTAGTGCATCTGCAGATGCTTCAAAAGCCAAATCGCTCCAAATTGAAGCCATGTACCATGAATCAGAACCTGAAGCCATATTGTCTGTAAAGCCTAATTGTGCTGTAGTTACACCATCAACTGTTGCCGCTGTTGTTGTGTCTTCTACCCAAATGTTTTTACCATTTGTTCTTTCAAGTTTCAAATACTCTTTTGCACCTGAACTTGCTTCAATTGATGCTTTAACAGTTAATGCCGCTAATGATGAATCATTATTAATACCTGCAACGATTTCTGCAAGTGTTACATTTGAACCAGCTCCACCAGTTGCTGTAATAGTTACATCTTGGTTACAAATATTAAGTTTAATACCTGTTTGTGAACCAGCCAATGCAATACCAGTTCCTGAAAGATCCGCTGTCCCAGTAGCCGTTGTTGTAGTTGCAGAACCTCTCAATTTAATTGTGTATTCTACTTCTGGTGTTGAGTTATTTGCTGTTTGTTTGTATGTTGCATTATCAATTCTATCATTGTCCCATGCCGCATCATCGTCATCATCAAATTGTACGTATAATGAACTTGCCGCAGGTGTTAAGGCTGTAACAGCATTGTCATCATCAGCATACAAAGGTGCTGAAATTGTTGACCATTGACCTGTGCTTGTTGAATAGTATTTTACTACTACATTTGCACCGCCGCCAACTGCTGTTGTTTTGACCCAGATAGAACCTGATACTGAAGCACTTGGAGCCGAACCTGTACCTGGTTGCATGAACACAACTGGTGTACCTGTTTTTGCTACTACCCATGTGTCAGCGCCTACTTGATACCATGTTCCTGAAATCTTTTCCCAAAGTTTTACACTTGCGATACTGCTCGTTGATTTGTTTGTGCCGTTAGCAACCACAACAAAATCTCCATTGGTACCATAGGTATCTTTTGGTGATTTTTCAGTGTCATTGTTTACATTTGATGTTGCTGATGAGCTAGGTGTGTCAGTTAATACAGCCGGAGTAACTTTGCTCCATGATGTACCGTCTGCTTGGTATACACCCCAATCAGTTGATGCTGTGTCTAGCCAGTAAGTACCATTTGCTGGTGTACCTGCTGGGACTGTTGTTGAGCCTGTAAGTTCTGCTAGGTTAACATCAGCACGAACAACGTATGCTCTA